TTTGTGCTTAACCCTGCGCCCACCGCGCCGGGGGTGCAGAGCGTCTACAGCGGCGGCATCTTCGCGGCCAGCGTCTACCGCTCCCCCGACCAAGTGCAGTCCGCCGAGATCGTTGTGCTGGCCGGCGGCGACCGTGCTTACACCATTCTCTTGGACGACAACCAAAGTTTCGCCGGCGTCTGGTCGGGCGGCTTTCTTGTCACTGATACCGGCGAGGAGATCGTGGACGAGAACGGCGACACCATCGTCATCAGCGTGCTCCCGCAGGAGCTGGCCTACCCGACCTCACCGGACGAGGTCATCGAGCCGACCGACACCATTTCCATGACGCAGGCGAACGACCGCCTCTACCTCTTCCGCGAAGCCGACGCCTCGCGTCCGGGTTGGGTGGTGAAGAACGTGACCACCGGCGGCATCACGGTGGCGTCCACTACAGCGACCGTCAACCTCACCGGCCACAGCTTCCCCGCTGGCGCCCGCGTGCGCATTGAGGGCAGTAATGTGGCCGCCTTTGACGGCGTGGAATACGACATCACGGTCTCCAACACCGACGACTTTGAGATCACCGTCCCCAGCGGCACCGCCTCCGACGCCACGACCAGCGGACGCACCGTGCGCCGCGTCAAGGCGCCGCTCTACTGGGACGGCATCGCCACCGCCTTCGTCCGCAGCCCCGCTGGCGTGCCCGCCGGACTCTCGGCCACCTACAAGACCATGCGGTCAACGGCGTGGGGCACCTACATCAACAACAGGCTCATCCTGCCAGACGGTAAGAACAACGTCCTGATCAGCGATATTCTCGACGCCAATACCTATGACCCCTACTGGCAGAGCTTCCGCGCTGGTGCGGGCAGCAATGACTTCGTTGTCGCCGTGCATGCCTGGGTGGAAAACACCTTCCTCGTCTTCTGCCGCAAGAGCATCTGGCTGGCCGAAGTGAACCAGATTTCCAGCACAGACGGCACCGGCACGGCCATCGACACCGCACTCTCCCGCCTCACGCTCCTCACCGATGAGGTCGGGTGCGCGGCCCGCAGGTCCATCGCCACGGCGGGGCAATACGTCTACTTCCTGAGTGACGCCGGTGTCTACCGCCTCGACAGCCGCCTTGACCTTAAGTTGCGCGGCGACACCAAGCCTCTCAGCGACCCCATCGCCAACCAGCTCGACGACCTCAACGCCACCCTGCTCAAGAACTCGGTGGGCCTCTGGTATAGCAACCGCTACTACCTCGCCGTCCCGCTGGCCGGTGCCGATAACAACAACGGCGTCTTCCTCTACAATGCGCTCAACGACCAGTGGGAAACCCGCGACATCTACGGCTTCGGCGTGGATGACTTCGTTGTCGCCACCCGCGCCAACGAGCGCCGCCTCTTTGTGAGCAACAAGGCCGGTCGCCTCATGCTTCTCGATGAAGTCGAAGAAGGCGACCAGTCGCCCGACGTGCAGGCCGATGTCGTCACGCCGGTCCCCGGTCGCATCATCACCCGCCGCTACAGCATGGGCACGATGACGAGCAAGCGTTTCACCCGCGCCCTTTCCGATGTCGTCCTGCCCGACACCGGCAGCATTACGGTGCGTGCCATCTTGGTGAACCCCGACCGCACGATCACTCTGCTTCCGGGCCAGTCCAACGACTCAGGAGTCGGCGAAGATTACTCACTCAAGCAGCCGATCCGCCAAAAGGCGCACTACGCCGAGCTGGAATTTCAAACCACGGCTCACCGGCCCGAGATCCGCAACGTGAGCATCGAGGCCGCCGGCCCAAGCAACCCGCCGACCGAAACCAGAAACGCAGCATAACTTATGGCAACCATCGCAATCACCAAAGGCTACAACGACCCAACCGGCTTTACGTCCGGCGAGACAGTTACACCAGCCAAACTCAACAGCGCCCAGTCACCGACTGCCGCCATCACGTTCGCCACCGCTGACGACACCGACAACTCAACGCTGGAAGTCAGCGGAGGTAAGTTTCGGGTCAAGGACGGTGGTGTGACCTTGGCCAAGCTCGTCACCGCCGTGCAGCAGGCTCTCTTGCCCGCCGGTGCGGTGCAGGCTTTTGCCATGAACAGCGCCCCCGCAGGCTGGCTGGAAGCGGACGGCAGCAACGTCAACCGCACGACTTATGCGGCACTATTTAGCGCCATCAGCACGACCTACGGAGCGGGTGACGGCAGCACGACTTTTGCTCTGCCCGATCTGCGCGGCATCTTTGTCCGCGGCAGTGGCTCGCAAACAATTAGCGGCACGACCTATAGTAAATCTTTTGCGACTAAAGAGCGGGACGCTTTTCAAGCACATAAACACACGCTGCGGACTCGAAGTAGTTTTGGGGGAGATACTGATTATGTCAGCCGAGAGGCTGGCGGAACTACGATAGTGACGGCCAACGCAATGGTTGGCTACGCCGAAGACGGCTCTAGCGGCACGCCCCGCACGGCCGACGAAACCCGCCCGGCCAACATTGCCCTGCTGTATTGCATCAAGTTTTAAGCATGACCCCATGGCAACGCGCAAAACACTGGTGGGACAACCACTCGACACAAGACTTCTGGCAAGCAGTCGGCGAGCATCTGTCGGCGGGCTATGTGTGGAACTCGCCGGAGTGCTTCATGCTGGCCAAAGCCTGCCGGTGGAACGCGGAGGAGCAACAATTTGAACTCGGGGATGCCAACTGCTGGTTCGTCACTCTGGCTGCTGGCTCTGCTGGCACAAACCCTGTGCGGGAGTGTCTGCGCGTGGCGCCGCATCCGCAGCAGTATGTGGCATGGTGCCGCCGCGGGAGCTTTGAGCCGCGAGTATACTCAATGGAGAAACTAATGAAGAAAGTAGGAGGACAATAATATGGGAGGAGGACCAAGCATTCCAGCACCGCAACCGCTGCCACCGGCACCGGCGCCGATTGACTACGACAAAATGGCCAATGCGTCGATTCGCGTGGCCAAGGCGCAGGTCGCTGAGGAAGAAGCGGCGATCAAAAGGCTATACCCCGAGTATATCAAGATGCAGTTTGGCACGGCGGATCAACTCGCCGGCAAGCTGGATAACGAATACCTCGCCAAGACTCGCGGCGTCATCGGCGAGGAGCTGCAAGCGGCTTCCACGCCCAATGCCATTGAGGGCGAGCTGCAACGTCAGGCGGAAACGGAGCTGGCTCTTGGCCGGTCGCTCACGCCAGAGCAGATGCGGGATGCAACACAATCCGCCCGCGCCGCCTTTGCCGCCCGCGGGCTTGGCACCAGCGCTGGATCGTCGGCTGCGGAGATCCTTAACCGGGATGCCTATGGGCAGCAGCGCCTCGATGCTCGCCGTGGGTTTGCCGCTGGCGTGAACCAGATGGACTTGGCACGGCGGCAGCGCCGCGTCGGTCTGGCGGGTGCCTACACCGAGCTGGACCCGTTCCGGCAGGCGCTAGGACCGGCCTTCGGGCTGGGCGCTCAGACGTTGAGCAATACGACCGGACAAGTCGGCAGCATCTTCGGCGGTTCGCTACAGCAGGCCGGCAACGTGGAATCCTTCAACACCAACATGGCCATGAACCGCTACAACTCGGTGATGAACAATAACGCCGCGTTGCAGGGTGCCGCCATGCAGGCGGGAGCATCGGGACAGGCCGGCATGATGGGTATGATCGGAAGCGGCGTGGGCGCGGCGGTTGGGATTGGAGCCATTGCTATCTAGTCTATGGAGCAACTCGTCAAAGAGACTTGTCAAAAGGTGGAACGCTGGCTCGCTGCTAGCGCCAACCCTGTCGTGCTATGGAGCGGCGGCAAGGACAGCACCGCGATGCTGCACCTCATAGCGCACAAGGTCGGGGCGAAGCTGCCGGTCATCCAGTGGCGGGAGCCGCGGTTCCGGCACCGTTACGCTTACAGCGACAAGCTCGCCCAAGCGTGGGATCTGGAGATGTATGACTACGCGCCGCTCGGCTATGCGCTGACGGATGGCTACGACATTGAGACCGGCGTGCCGCGGTTTGACTTTGTGAAGTTGTATCCCTTCGGCCAGAAGTCGCTTGCCCTCTGCCTCGGCACCGAGGAGCCGCAACCTGAGGAGCTGGCCAGCGGACGCTACCTCTGCGGGCTGGATGCTCTGAAGCGCCCGACTGGGACGTTCAATTTCCCTTGGGACGCTGCGTTTCACGGGCAAAAGAGCGCCGATGTGGATCTCATCAAGGGCCAAGTGCCGCTGGCGCAGGATGCTTTGGTGCAGGCCGGCGTGCCGACGCAATACTATCCTATGCGCCATTGGTCGGATGCCGAGGTGTGGAATTACTTGGAAGCCGAGGGCGTTCCTAATGACGAGACGCGCTACGAGAAGGCGGACGGCGTGTGGCGGCACCGCAAGGACAAGAGCGCCAACTCGGACTACTACCCGGTGTGCTGGAACTGCATCAACCGGCACTTGGGTGAGACGGTATACTGTCCTAAGAACTCATGCGAGACGAACAACATCAGTCACTTGGCACCCTACATCGACCTGCAGAGCGAGGCGCAGGGCTTCCGCCCGACGTGGCAAGATTCGACTGTGAACGGTGTGGGGCATGCTGCTCTCACAAGTGGTCCTGGCCTGTGCTGCGACGAGACCGCTCCGACGCCGCTGGCATCCCGCCATGGA